AGCCACAGTATCCGTGCTGTGAAGCTTCTTGATGGGGATAGAAGCAATGGTGAACGCGTCACGATGCCAGAACATATTGGGCTGAATCACAGTACTAGCAGAACCGCCCAGAGTAACGACGTCACCTGCTACAATAGCAGAGTCAGTGGTGTTGTAAGCACCGGCAGCTTCGAAGATGCCCGGACCAGTAACCAGCAGAGTACCTGCGCCAGTACCATCCAGAGTAACGTCCTGAACCACAGTACCGGTGAACAGAACCTGAGTGCCATCAGCCTTGAGAACAGGCATGCGGGTAGACAGATTCAGACGGTTACGGCCAGTTACTTCGATAGTCTCACCAGCTTTGATCTCCAAGTTGGCTTGGAAACCACTGACAGCGATTGATTGACGCATGGAATCTTTATGAGTTACGTAAGTAACATCAGGATTCACAGCGACAGCACCAACACGGTCGGCACCAACACCAGTCATGTAAGAAGACAGGGTAGTAGCGGTTTTAACGGTCAGACCAGCGAAATTTTCTTTCACAGTGGCGCGTTCGTTAGCGGTACCTACTTCAGGATTGGTGCCCAAAGAGCGCTGCTCATTGGCCAAAGCTACCTGAGAATATGGATTCAGAGCATAGTACCAAGGTGCACCCATAGGAACACCGGACGATTGCATCAAAGCACCGGCTTCCGCTACTTCAGACCAAGAGTTAACACCTTCACCGGGAGTACCGACACGAAGACCAGCATTACGCATCATGAATCCAGCGAAATCTGTTTCCAGATCGGTAACAATGCGAGTGCCAATATCATCCCAAAAACGATTGATATCAGTGCCTATGTTCAGGGCTTCGTCGGCTTCGTCGTAATCAACAGGAACAGTGATATAGTCCTGTACAGTGGCAGATGCCTTACCGGTGATGATGTCTTTCTTCTGACCAGTGATGTCACCGGTAGGAGTACGTACCGACTTATAATCAGTAGGACGTTTAACATCTACTGTGTCACCGGAGTTTGGATCAAATGCTCCTTGGAACATTTGGGTGTTCACGTTACGAGAAAGTACACGGTTGGATTCGAAACGATCCAGTACCTTCATCATAACCTTTCGAGTAAAGTTACTTTCAAAGTTATTAGCCATGAGTGGCCTCCATTATTCGATCGTAGCGCCCCAAGGATTATCATCCTCAGATGTCGCTCCTCCGGACAAGGTCTCGGTGGGTTGTGGAGCGTCGCTAACAGTTTTCGGTTTAACAGCTGTGGCTTGTGTCTTCACTTCATTAAAGACAGTAGCGCCATTCAGCCAAGTCGTTTGGTTCAAACTATCAATTGCTTGAGGGTTGGCAGCAAGGTAACGAGTAATCAAAGGGCCATCACCATCAGCTAAAATAGCATCGACAATTTCAGGCTTAAGACCATATGCCGCCACTGTTTGCCCAGCTTGCTGCATTTCCTCAGGCTTAATGCCTAATTCAGTAGCACGGCCAGAATACACGGCGACTTTCTCGTTTAGCGCTTTAACGCGCTCTTGTTCAGCTTCCTGCTTTTGCCTATCTTCCTGTTCACGCAGTTGAGTTTGTTGGTTTTGATAAGCCTGTAGCTCTGCTTTTTTATCAGCATATTCATCGATAGCAGCTTGGTAGTCCGCTTCATTATCATAATCCCAACGATCTGGGATAGATGGTAATTGAGGCTCACCGGGATCGCTCTGCTTTTTAGCTTCAGCGAGTTGCTGTCTTAGCTCCTCAACTTCACGTTTAGCTTTACGCTCCTCATAAGCTTTTTCGGCGATGATTTTTTGAGCTTCAGGTGAAATCTCGACTTTTTCGCTCTGGGTCGGTTCAGAGGATGATGCCGAATCATCAGTTACTTGGCTAGTTGTGCTACTAGACTGATCCCCTTGCTTCAGATTATCTTCTTCAGTACCGGCATCAATAGTGGCACCAAATAGATTTTCTTGATCAAGGTTGCTGTCAGTGTTTTGCACCTCAGCATTTTGCTGGTCACTCATGGTTATCTCCAAGGAGTAAAATCGCGAAAGGGTCGCGTACCCGTATTACTCAGCTGGTTCCCCAGACAAGCGGTTAAAATTTTCAACAAATTGCGTTATTTGATCTGCTGCATTGTCGCTGATTTCTTGGACTGTTTTAGCAGTATCTGCTTGGATCTTCTCAGTGTTAGCGCCCGTTTCTTGCGCCTTAACAAGCGTCGTGAGCCTATCATTTTCAGCCTTCAATTGACTATTTTGAGCATCCAACGTAAGTTTAAGTTTTTCAATCTCAACTTTCTGGCCTTCAATTTTAACTCGTGCAGCGTCAAGAGAAAGCTCTTGTTGTTTAATCTGCTGAGCCATAATGTCAGCCTGCGCTTTCTTCTCTTCAGCCATTGCCAGCACCATTTCTGGTGAGGGTTCTTGCGGCTGATTAGCAGCTTCAGCACGAGCTTGTTCAATTTTTTGGCGCTCTTCATCTGTCCATTGTGATTCAGGAATAACACCGGCATTAATAAGCTGAATGCGCTTACGTTCCGCGATGATATCAAGGCCGGGAGCATTAGTGTTCTTCAATAGAACATCGCCGCCCTCAGTAACAACAGAAGGATCGAGTTGCGCCATTTCAGTGATAGCCGCAACAGACTCTTGTTGACGACTGCTGAACGATTTACCGGCACTACACGCAATACTATAACGAGCACGTGATAGATCATTGATCATGATGGGCGTTTTCGTTTCTTCGTCCATAATCACTTGATTTACGATCTCGGTCGAAACGGCACCATCTTCACCTACCAAACGAATCTGGCGTTGAGTATCATAAACTTTAGGAATAGCGTCGATCAAAATACGTGCTGTGTGACAAATCGCCACTTCCTGAGCTTCGAAGTACTCATAGGTGCCAGTATCACCGCGCTCTTGTAACGCTTCAATAGCAACACCAGACTGAAGACCGGGATTATCGCCCATTGAAGCATTAAACAGGCCAGAGCCTTGAGTAATGTCTTCACGTGCCGACATCGCCGTTTCTGATAGCGCCGGATTGACCTGGGCCGGACCTCCTTTATATGGTGGCGGGGCTTTAGGATCTGGTTTGTAGAATTGAACTGGATCAGCATTAGTGTTTAGCGTACGTAATGTATCTTCATGCCCAGCTGCCTGCGCTTCCGTCATCCAATACTTATCACGTGGAGACAGTGCGCCTTCTTCGATTTGGCGAGATCTAGCATAATTATAGATACGTTGCGCATCCATCAATTTTTCAACAGCGCCATGATAAGTCGTTTTGTTCTCACTAACATTGTAGTTAGCATAGGTCGGGATGATCGGAATCCAACTGAACGCTGTTTCGCTCTCATTATCAAGCCAATCACCGCCGTCCATTTTGCGGGTCATAACGACACGATCTTGGCGAGTGCGACGAGCTTTTTCTGTTATACCTTTTTCTGCCAATTCATCTTTGATAGGTTCTAATTCATCTTCACGAAAAACAGAGCCATTGTTCATTTGAACAAGAACCACGGGCTTCGTTTCTATCCAGTAGAATTCAGCTACTGTTATGGTATCAGGTTTGTTAGTATAAACATTGGCAGTACGGTCTACCGCAATGCTTGTTCCTGATGCATCAGGCCATTTCTTTTCATATTTCTTGCGATCGATAGGCACCAAACGTACAGCCCATTTAGCATCAGAACGATCGCGTTCTTTTGCATCTGGATCAAACCATACTGAATTCACAAAATCGTAAATAGGCTTGATAAATAAATCTTGGTCAAATGACTCATCATCAGCCCAATCCTGTTTGACCATCCATCCGTCAATACCCGTACCCACCATGTTTTTAGCAGCGAAACTATAGATATGGTGGGCCTTGGATAAATTCTCAATGTTGCGAATCATACCAGCAATCAGATCAGATGAATCATCATCAGCATAGCTGTTGGCCGGACTGATTTTAATAGCAAAATCCGCTTTCTTTAATTCACCTACAATTTGGTTAACAATAGGATTACATTTATCCAGAGTATAACGAGGGCGTTTATGAGTACCATAACGGTTCCAAATTTCCGGTTCCCACTGACCATCACGCTTATCAAGAAAATGACGGGCTTCACGGGCCTGCTCTCGCTCATCAGTGTCTACTGATTGGGCGTCTTTGATAAGCATCAAAACGTCACTATGTTTGTTAAAATCTGGCATTTTATCCCCAGCCTGAGAAGTCTATTTTCTTAGTCTTGTTTGGTTGTGGTTCTTCGTATACTACGCACATTAAGCCAAATGAATCAGCACCATGACTTGACCAGTCATGACAAGGGCCGAGGCCAATGTCTCTATGTTCATCTTTCTTTTCGTGGTACCAACTTAGGGCATCGATACCGCCTTCACATTTCTCTTGATCAATCCAGATCCGAGGGAATAAACGACGACCTTCCTCAATGCGCAACTTGGCTGCGCCCTTGCCTTGATTCGGTACCACCTCAACTTCATAACCAGCAGCGGTCAAAGACGATTCATAAGAAACATCAAACACCTTGTCATTAGTTGATCCATCATGTGGCAACCAAATCTTAGTGCGGTCTGGTGTATAACCTTCGCCTCTCATCCAAGCTAAATGAGTAGCCAGATCTTGACCTTGGGCTTCATAGTAATTTAAAACGCGAATTTCACGGCCTATGAATTGGGCTGCCCAGATGGTAAATGAATCCGCTTTTGCGCCAGTGCCGCCAATATCAACAAAAAGGCGGACAGTGAACATCGGATCTTCAAACAGGCGGGTTAATCGCCCTTCGTTCTTAGCTTGCTGTAGGTGTTTAGCATAATACGCACCATCAACAATTTGAACGTAGCCACCATCCCAAATATGGTCATATTCATCTGGGTTGTTTCGTAGGCAGTCTTTGCGTTCTTGTTCCAATACATCAGGAAACCAAGGATTATCATTCCAGTTGGCACGGGTTATAATAGAACCGGTAGGAGGCGTGTTACCTCTAAACAGCTTATCAACTGGATCAATCTTTAGTCGTGGATTCCAACTCATCCAGATTTCGGATTCAGGTGCTCGGATAGTAGGACGCAATAATCTTAAACTGTTACTAGATAGAGTCTGCGCCTCTTCGCCCCAAGCTCGTTTGAAACCCTCAAGGGACTTAATGGATTCTGCTGTGTGATCTTGCATGCCCTGAAAGATGATGACGCCATCGCCGGGTGTTGCTATTCGATCAGTGAAAACCTTGAACCCGTCCTTTTCGCCTAGGCCAAACTCATTTAGTTTAGCTTCCAATAGACGTTTAGCGGAATCCTTCAGTGATTTTTGCACCTCACGGATACAAACCGATAGCAGCCCTTGGCCACCGTTGGCACCGGGTTCATAAAGGCTATCATCGATCAGTTGCTCACCGAAAAAGTGAGATTTGCCTGATCCCCGACCACCATAAGCGGCCTTGTATCGGGAGGGTTCTAATAGCGGGGCAAAAACCTTAGCTACTTTTCGCTGTAGTACTGTCAACGATCACGCGCTCAATTGTTTGAATTGGATTGCCATCAGGATCGCCAACGCCGATCTGATCACGGAATGCTTGTACTTCAACATGCTTGCCAACCAACTCCAATGCCCGGAGTTTGTCATACGTTTTGATCTTCAGTTTATCAACTAGATAGGTATCTTCACCTTTACCACGATTTATTTCTTCGACCGTGTATTCTTGGATGCAATACCAATCGTCATCATCAGCATCGCTAAAGTCATAAACAGCATTACCATGACTATCAACTCTAATAAACTTACGAATATTAAAATCAGCCAGTAGCGAAGCTCGACGCAATACCCATTCAGCATCAATCGTAGCTTGCTCGAATTTAAGTGCTTGCTCGACTTGAGATTCGACGAAATCTTCGATAGCTTCTTCAATACGAAGGTTAGCACGTTCAATAGCTTTTGCTTGAATATGTTCAATGACGGCTTTAACTTTTGGATTATTGAACACCTTGTAGCAAGAAGACTGTTGAGTCTTTTCATTTTGGCCCGGTACTGGATACGCAGTGCGGTAAGCTCGCATTTTGTTACCATGGCGTATGTACTCCATCACCAAATCTTGCTGTTGGTCAGTCAATGTAGACCAGACGTTGGCACTGTCATTCATTCTTTCACGCTACCGCCCCTGCAGGTTCCTACAGTGGCTCCAATTAATCAATTTGTTTTGACTTACAGAAAATCAGCGTTATTTGCTATTATCTTCTGTTGTCCGCCTAGCAATCCCATTAAAAGCATTGAACGGGTCTCCCCATCTGGCTCTTGGTAGATCGCTTCAACTCCAGCAAAAGGACCTTTGTTTATGGTTACTGTATCGCCTTTGTTTGGTCGTATTGAGTTGATAGGCTCTCTGGTTTGGTGTCTTTCTTTTAGTTGGTCGATCAGTCTTTCGTCGACCTTTATTAGCTTGTTACCAAATGTAACTAACTTGCTGACACCAAAACTGTTGTTAATCTTAGCAGCGCTTGTTATGGCTGGGTCAAACTTCACAAAAACGTAGTTTCTAAAAACTGGTTCAAGCTCGGTTATCACCTTGCCTTTTTTTAGCTTTTCTATCACCACCTTTGGATTGAATGTGTCAATCATCTGGCTTAGTAGATTGTTTTCTGCTTTGTCCTGTTCACCGAAACCAGTTTTTGTTTTGACAGCGTACCAGTTTTCCATAGTCGGCTTTATTTTAAAATTGTACTAGTGATTTTACCACAAAGTGGTAGGTTTTGTCAAGTATTTCGTATTAATAGTTTGGCGCAGTGGTTGTAACTAAAAGTCAGAAACATTAAACTATTGACAGTTGCGTTCTGCTGTGTTATAATAGAGTTTAGAGGTTGGGGCAAACAGTTCCGACCACCAATAGCGAAGAGAGATTAAAAAGATGACTACTGAAATTAAAGTTGGTGCTAAAGTTTCCTGCCCTGTAACTGATACTGAAGGCGAAGTTAGCTTTCGCATCGGTAAACTGACAAATATTAATAGCCGTTACGCAACTGTGGAGTGCGGTGACGGCGAAATAATCAAGGTTGGCAAGACTAAAATCGAACTTTTAGAAGAACCAATTAACGAAGCACTGACTACAGCTGCTAAAGGGCGTAAAAGTCGTCACCATTATAAAGAATGTCGTGCCTATAGTGGTCGCAAATCACTCGATAATGGCGATAAGACTGCTCTGTCACTACGTGGCAAGGAGCTTGGTGAGGTTTACGAAATAGCTTCTAAGATCCTCGAAGAGTCTGTTGAGGTATTGATGAGCAAATATTCGCACCTTAATCCGGGACAACAAAGAATGTGTCTTGGAAACCGAATTAGGAATACTTAATAGGGCCTCAGAAAGTGCAATTGAGGGAGTCCAACAGGGCTTCCTGAATACTTGACAACATACCCTTCGGTGTGCGTATATTCGTGAAACTTTCTCGTGAAACCCACATATTTGCTCATTGTCTCCGAATATACACACCCCAAAAATTCGCGTCGGACGGGGCCTCTGGAGGGGGTGTGTGTCCCTGTGCAATGTGAGATATAACTTGCTCTAACCTTTCCCGGTTTTTTCGAGAGTTTCTGGGGAAACTCCCTTTTTTTTCCAAAAAATTTATAAAATAAAAATAATACACCTACCACATATTTCTCCAGAGGCCCCGTCCTTCGGGCGCTTTGTTGCGTAATAGTTCCGTCTCGAACCGTCACACTGCCTATCACACTTGACAGACTCCAATCATCCTGTTATAATGGTCCTCCACAATACAAATAGAGTATAGTCATTATGTCCGAGAAATCTATACGGAGAGACGCACCTGTCTTTCTTGATGTCGTCGCCCTTCGTAACATCATTGATCAAATTGACGATTATGACATCAAAATTCATCAAGCTGCCCGATGGTATGCACAAAATGGCATTCATATCGTGCCCTTCCGTCCCGGTGATAGTGAAGGTAAATACTCTGGCTATCCCAAGGGCTTATCACAACGCCACGCAACTAAAGATTTAAAGAAAATTGATGAGTGGTGGCATCCAGTAACAGGTCGTTATATTGGTGCTTCAATTGCCATGGCTCATGGTGGATCAGCTGGTTATTGCGCCTTGGACCTTGATCGTAAGGGCGATATTGATGGTATCAAAAACTTAGCCGATCTTCAAATGGCCTATGGTTCATACAACGACAGTGAAGGCGAAGATCTTCAAACGTTGATGGCTACCACTCCATCAGGCGGACGCCATTTAATCTTCCGTTACCATCCAGAAATCATCAGTAATTCTGAATTCAGTATTCCCGGCATTGACACTCGTGGTGGCCTCAAAAAAGATCCAAAAGAAAATGGCGGCATCACATTTGTCGAACCATCACGCAAACCAAAGAAAGATGGCTCTTATCGATGGGATGATCAGATAATTCAGATCAAGGATATGCCTCAATGGTTAGTAGATGTACTAAACGATCGACAGCCAGACTCACCTAGTGGTGGCATCCAATTACAAGATTCTTATATCGAATCAGCACCGGGCAAACATGGTGATGGGCGCGACCGTAACATTTACATGGATCTGATGAGATTCGCCGGTATTGGATATACAGAGGACCAACTCTGGGGCCTGATGCCCAAGATCCTAGAGCGAATGGACCCACCTGATGAAGATATGGTCCGCCGTAAGATTGAATCAGTCCTAGAATCAGATGCTTTCAAGAATGCTGAGGAAGAGACCAAGACCAAAAAGCAAATTTCAGGCCTTAACCTTATCAGGGATTCAAAGGATAGACCAATTAAGTGTGTGGAGAATCTTGAGATTATATTGCGTTCACCACTATTTGAACATAAGTATGGTAAGATTGAATATGACGATTTCACACAGAGCTTTACTATCAACAGCAAGACTCTGGCATCACGTGTAGATTGGTCTATCGGCATTCAGACTTGGATTGCGAAAAAATTCAAGTTAGACTTCCCCAAGACCGATGTTAGAGATCGGGTGGAGTATATCGCCTACGAAAACCCACATACCAACCTTGCTCGTGATTACATGTTAAGATGCCCAAGGCCGACAGCAGAAGTAGAAGAAAATTATCACGGCTCCAATCGCAAAGGTCCCGGCCCAGCATTCCAGCGCCTATGTTATGAAGTACTAGATTTAGGCAATAATTCGCTCCACCCCAATTACAGTCCAGAAACCGCCAAGATTTATGAATCCTTCTTATGGTTCTGGATGCAGGGCGTAGCGGCTCGTGCCTGTATTCCCGGCTGTAAGATGGAAATCGTACTCAATATATTCGGTGGCCAAGGTATTGGTAAGTCATTATTCTTCCGGGAGCTGTGCCCTGATCCTAAGTGGTTCACAGATTCAATACAGGACAGCATCGTAGGCGGTGGCCAGAACAACCGCGATGAATTAATGAAGCTTCACGCAAAAATAATCGTGGAAATGCCAGAACTCAACCCGATTAAGAGAGGCGGGAAATCATCAGATGATAAATTCAAACAATTCATTTCTTCTCAGGTGGATAATATGCGCCTACCATATGGCCATGACAGCATTGATTATCCTCGGTCTTGTGCTCTTGCCGGTACTTCTAATAACCGTGATGTGTACCGCGATTCTACTGGGGCTAGACGGTTTTTATCAATTGATCACGGGGACGTATCCATTAGAGTAGGTGATCAAGATGCCGGGGTAATGGATGAAATTCGTGATCAAGTGTGGGGCGAGATCATCAACAGTTTCGGTCCCGGTGAATTAGACTACCCAGCTAACAAGATGCTGGTAGCCGTGCCACCCCCATTGCGGGAAATGCAAAATAGAATCAATAACCACCACCGATTTGAAGAGATTGGCATTCAGGATATTACCGAATGGCTGGAAGATAAGACACGTGTTACTTGGGCAGAAATATTAGAGTACGCTAAAAATTTGCCGGGGCTACGCGATGCAAAAGAGTCGTTCATCATGACCAGCGTTCGAAAGGAGCTATCCAACAATAAGAATTTCGAATTCAAGCGTAATGCCACTAGGTACGATGCACGGGGCCAGAAGGCCCGTACCAATTGCTGGATCAATATGGATTTAGATATAGAGAAAAACTGGAAGGCTGGGGATGAAGTACCGAATCATTGGTCAGGTGTTACCGAAGAAATAGAACCGGAGTATTGACAT